AATACAGTGCTATACATATCAGGAAATACAATAGTATCTCCGTGTGCGCTTAACGCTGTCGGTAAATCATATGCAAAAAACCAAACTTTATAAACTTTATCTGGTATAGGACTTACTCCAAACTTACGGCCATCTGTGCTTCTAAAAACCACATTAGGTGTTCCGTATGTTTGTGTATCTGCATCATCTACATTTTCAGATTCTCTTCTAAAATCTTTCCAATCTTCAAGAGTAGCAAATCTTAAATTTTTACTTGTATAAGGTGCTGATTCTCCGCTTACACCTATAGTTGTAAGATAAAAATCATCCCAATTTATTGCACCATAATCATTTGCAACTGAACTTGATGAAGCTTTTAATTCATACCATCTTGTTCCTGCTACGGTTTCTACATTAACATTACCATAAAAAGGATCTGTAGTTCCGCTTTCTCCTGTAGCAAGAAAAGACCAACGAGGTTCAGCCATAACTATATCGTTATAAGAACGATTAACACAGTCTTTGACATGCGCTTGTATTCCTACTGCTCCACTAAAAGTACTTGAAGTTAAAACAACTTCGTTTGATTCTCTTAATAACTCATTCGTTAATTGTAAATAAGTAGTTGCCATTTTTATTTCTTACCTTTAGCTTTTTTCTTTGCTGTCTTACTTAAATCTTTAAAATGATAAAGCCTTTTACTTGTTTTAGTATGCGTTTTATTAGAATGTACATGTCCGTTGGGCATTTTGTGTGTGTTGCCTTTAAACTCAGTGCCGTTTCTAAAATAATGTTTTACACCTTTAGCCATTTTAAATCCTTACAATTACTTCATTGTGTTCATGCCAACTTTGGCATCACACTTTTTAACTTTGTCTTTTATATTTTTATATTTTTTAACACCGCCACCTGAATAGTACATTGCTCTTTTTTGGTTTCCACCAGTAGATGCTTTCTTTCTTTTCTTTTTAGGAAAACCTTCTTCCATATTTTTATAAGCTTCAGGTGTTATTGTAGATTTATTTTTAGGTCTGCTTATTCCTTTAGCTTTTCTAGCATTCATGTTTTTATATAAACTCATTTGTTTATCCTTTTTGCCTGTTAAAGTTCTTTTGGGTCTTTCCAAAAATCCTATCAAAATTCTTATTGTATGTTTTTCTTTCTTGAGCAGTCATTCTATTGCCTGCACTTACTACTTTTCTATTGCCTTTTTTCTTATTCTTTAAGATTACAGGTCTTGCATCTGTTCCTAGCTGTGGCATTTGTTTCCTTTTTTTAGTATGGGGAAGGAGAATATTATAGAATTTCCTTCCCTCACACCGTTTTATTGCTTTAATTAACGATTAGTCAATTGAATAGAAAGCAGATACTAAAGCTTCGCTACGAAGTACATCAGCGCCATAGACGTGAAGACCTCTAACGATGTCACCAAAACTGTCGGGATCACGGATCACTTCAGTTTGTGTAATAGCTTGTGCAGTAGCCGCAGCAGAAATATGTCCAGCTATACATTTACCGCTTGCTGTAGAAGCAGCAGCAATGTTATTAGATTTATACATATCAAAGCCACGAAGCTTTCCACTTGATACTAGTCCATTACGTAGAGAACCTTGCCCTGCGTTGAAGTCGACTGACATTAATTTTGAACCAGATTGAGACAGTTGCTCATACCACGAAGGAGGAGCGACAAACCATCTTCCTTCTTCAGGAATGTTTTGCTCGTCTAACAATCTAGCCATAAATGCCATTACATCAAGAGGATCAGTTCCAGTACCATCTGAACCTGTAAGGTCGATACCATTAGAACCGCCTTGATGTTGCGCCATTGTTTGAGTAGCAGCAGAAGCATCAGCACCTAACACATGGTCAGGTGAAGAAGTTGAGACACCACTAAACAATTCAGCAATAACACCTTCATCAAAAGCATCTTTTAGAGCGTAAGCTGCAGAAGAGGATGCGACCTCTTTCCAGTTTACGTGAGACATAGATTTCTCAATGTCATCTACTTTGAATTTGAAAGCGTTTGCTACATCAACAGTTAGGGTTTCTTCAATGTCAGTAAGTTTGGACTGCGTAACGTCAGCACCTCTTTCATACTGATAAACAGTAATCGTAGGTTCTTTGACGATTCGGAGAGTATCACCAAATGCAGAAATATCACCAGAATAATCTGTATTTGTGATAGCTTCAGCTACCGAGGCTTTTCTAAAAAAGTTAAGTACCTTCTTGGAATAAACCTTAGGCATAAAGAATGCATTAGTTTGTCCAGTTACGGAGTTACCAAAGTTACCATTAGTATCAGTCGATTGCTCGAATAAAGCATCGGATTGATTATAAGCCATTTTAAGTCACCTTTAAATGTTAATAGTTACTTTTTAATCGCGAACTCTACCTTCTTCTAAAGCTCGATCTATCTCGGATTCGAGACGATCAAACTCATCCATAGGTAGTGCTGCGATCTCCTGTTGAGTCCAAATTTTAGGTTCTGCTGTAGCATCTATCGTTGTAGTCTTGGTAGATACCATATCCGCAGCCCTTGAGCTTGAACTTCTTGACTTCTGTTGAGTCTGTATTTTCTCATTAGAAGCTAATCCCATGTCCTGTTTAAATAAATCAATTGCTCGACTTGCTAAACGAACATTATTAGGATTATTATAAACCCATGCTTGAATATCTTCTGGTTGAGATTTAGCCCAATTGTGAAATTCATCACTATCTCGAAGTTCTGAAAAATCAGGATGCTTATTATAAAGCTCAGATTCTGCTTCTCTTCTTAAGGCCACTGATTCTCTTTCTTGTAAAGCTGCAATCTTAGAATTTAATTCTTCGACTTTGGCTTCACTTGATAAGTGTGAAACAGTTTCAACCACATCATAAACATCAGGATATTGTGCTTTAAATTGTTCAAGTTCTTCAATAGTTTTAGGAGCTTTATACTCAGGTCTTGAAGCGGTTGCTTCATTTATAAGTTCTTGCTCTCTGCTTCTAAACTCGTTAAGCTTACTATCGTAATGCTTTTTCAAGTCATCGTACCTTTTTTTATAGTTAGGCTTTGAATAAGGTTTACTTTTTTCTTCTGCTTCTTGTTCTTCTATTTGTTGGTTTCCTTCTTCAACTTTTTTAGTTTCTTTAGGCTCAACAAATAAACTATCAGCAGATAAACCTTCTTTAGGCATAACATCTTCCGTATGCCATGATTTTCTCATGTTGTACGGATTAGGTACTGGTTCATTTTGTGCTTCTTCATTGGAAGCTACATTTTCATTATCAGTCATTTTTTACTCTCCTTCCTTTGTGCTTAGTCTACCAAGGTGGCTTATTCCAAGAACGTCTTCTTTATAAGTGCTTGCCTAAATAAGGTGGCATCAAAAGGTATTTTACTTTTTTAAAGTTATGTAGAGGGCTGTTTGACTAGAACAGGTGGCTCTACGATTAATCAGCTAGAAAATAAACTTAAACGAGGGTCCATAATTCTCATTACTTCTTTGTTTTTTTGTTTTGTAGGATCTTCCTCTTCAACAATAACAGAAGGAACATTTTCTGGTTCTTGTTTAAGCATACCTCCAGCTTTCATTATTCGTCTTTCTCGATCATCAGCTTCAACTTCAGCTTGTTCCATCATACCTTGAAGGTTATCTGAACCAATTTCGTTAGCTGCTTTAGCGGTCATGACAAATTCTCCATCCGATAACCTTGCAGGTATCGAATCGGATACTCCAGATCCTGGACCTTCTACAGGGCCAGCACCTGAAAATTCGGATGCTGTTTCTACTACTTGATCAAAGATCATACTTAGTCGATCATCTTGTTCAAGTGTAGTCAACAAATATTCTTCGTCTTCTGGAGTTAATGACTCTCCAATTATAAAATCTGTGTAATCTTCTTCCATTTGTTCGTCTGGAACCATTTCAGGCATTGGTTCTTCTTCAGACATCATCATGTTTTCTTCTTCAGGCATCATCATAAGATCACCCATTTGATCTTCTACTGCTTCACCGCCTTCTGCATATGCGTATTTCATATTTGTAATACTTTTTTTCGTATCAGGCATTTTCTTCTCCTCTATCAATTGCCTCTTTTACTTGTTCTTTAAGCTGTTCTAACATTACCAGAGAATTGATCTTCCCCTGGCAACGGTACATTTCCAGTTCCGATGTTGCCACCACCAGTGCCTGTAGCTCCAAGTTCTTGCGGTTGTTCAGGTGTTCCTTCAGGGCTTCCCATAGGATTCGGTTGTTCACCAACGGCAGTAGCTTCTGTGCCAGTTCCTTGTCCAACATTGTTTTGCATTCCTATAATTTGTGCCATAATAGCTGCTTCCTCTGGATCATTAAGTATCTCATCAGGATCAAGATCCAAACTATAGGCTAGTTCACTTACTAATTTAGAAATCTTAACAAATGGAGCAATAGTTGGATTTTGTGCAGTTTGTAAGAATGTAGTCAATCTCTGACTTCGTACTTCTTTCTGCATCAAACTATTTGTTCCCATAGCGTTGACTTCTAAATCACCTTTTACATCCAACTCGTCCTCTAGAAATTGCATGTTCCACTGAAAATAAGCTTCTCCAAGTGGCTTTAATAAAAAGTCATCAAGGTTTTTGATAACTGTTTTAATATTTAAACTT